ATAGTTGCCAGCTCAGGAAACGGTTGGCATTTATGCTATCCGGTTTTGTTACCAAACGACGAGGCGACACGGGAAAGAGTCAAGTCTTTGTTAGCGGGACTAGACCAGCGGTGTTCGACGCCCGGCGCGAAAGTAGACGTGCGAACTTTTAACGCTTCTCGCATATGGAAACTGTACGGCACTCATGCTAGGAAAGGTGGCGCAACCGATGAGCGTCCACACCGTTTGGCATGGGTAACTACCGCCGCTCAGAAAACCGAAGCGTCTATCTTTGGAAACAATGCCGCACTAGAAACGATTCTTGCGGCGTGGCAGCATCAGGATAGTATGCTTGCCAATCTAGACCGTCAGCGTAACAGCAACAATTCTACAGCTATAGGACGTTGCCAAGCTTACCTTGCCAAAGTGCCACCATCAATCTCAGGACAGGGTGGCCACAACAGGGCGTTTCATGCGGCTATGGTCGCAGTAGAAGGATTCAACTTAAGCGAACCGGACGCCATTCTTGCCCTGTCTGACTGGAATGCTAAGTGCTCGCCACCATGGTCTGACCGTGAACTAATTCACAAAGTCAAAGACGCTAGAAAAGTTGCGACCAACTTTGGCAATCTGCTCAGGCCTAATCCCTCTGTAGCGAGCAATCAGTCTACATCGGTCGCAGCACGAGAAGACGTGTACACGGGTCCAGAAAGGGTAGCTACGGACGTACCAGACACAGACGAAGACCCTGACGCTACTGCCGCTGACCTACTGGCATTACAAGCCGAAGTGCAATGGACATGGCCTAACTGGATTCAAAGGGGCACTATTACCGCACTAGCCAGCGAACCCGGAGTAGGCAAAACCAGATTGTGCGCGGACCTATTGCGAAGGGTCTATCTTGGCTTACCATGGCCGGACGGCACCCCTGCAACTCTACCAGCAGGAAGTCGAGCAATCTGGATTGCTGCGGACAGCCAGTGGTCAGAGCTAGGGGCCTTGCCTAAAGAGTTTGACTTTATGCCTGAGGCAATCGTACTCAACTCGCGCAGGTCAAACCCCTACGCAGGTACCAACCTTGACACGCCGGAAGACCTTGCAAACCTTGAGAGACGCATCAGACGTATTCAACCAGCATTTGTTTTTGTAGACACTTGCGGCAGCGCAACGGACCGAAACACAACGAGGCCCGAAGAGGCAAAGCTGTTCTTTAAGCCTCTTGCAGAGATTGCCACACGCTGTAACACTTCCATCATTTTGGTCACGCACCTTAACAAAGGAGGCGAAGCACTTGGCCGTCGCATCGTTGGAGCGTGCCGCCAAGTAATTAAACTAGATTGCCCTGATCCAGAGGCAGAACCGGACAAGCGAAAACTATGGGTTGACAAGACGAACTCTAAGAAGCCATTGCCATTGCAAGTTACCATGATGGACTCAGGCAACGAGTATTTAGTTTTAACTAGCAACAACAGCGAGACTGACGAGCCGGGAACCAACAGAAGACGGCCCGGAAGGCCTTCATACATTGACAATGACTTAGCTTGGCTTACTAATCATTTGACCGAGCAGGACGGGATCAGTCAGGTCAAGCCGATAATTGACGCGGCACATGTCATTGACATCTCCATTGACCGATTGTATCGAGCTATGAGGGCAAGCTCTGGATTGATTACCGAGAGCACTATTAACAATCGAAAGTATTGGACGCTTCAAGTTTCGGCGTCTGAGGACGAAGAAGGAGACGCTAGTGACTGACAAAAGAATGACTAAGTCGCAAGTCAAAGCGGCTATCCTTGAGCACGAAGCGTCTGAGTTTGGACCGGACGCTTTGACAGGACGGGAAGTTGACAAGTTTTTTAAGTCAAACAAGTGTTTTGATTTATGGTTTGATTACGACAATAAGCTGTTTGCGTACGGCTTCTTAACGCTAAGAAAAGACATTTATAGACTTGATCGACTATGTGTAACATTTGAAGGCAGGAATATTCCATACCTAGGGACGTATATTCACAATGCGTTGATAGGCGACAATAGAGAATATGCAATTCAATGTTTTGTTCCTGAGCGTTTTGTTTCCACTCAGTATTGGATGAGCAGGCACGGATGGGTGGCGGTCGGAATAGTAAAAGACTATTATCATTCTGGTGACGCTATCGAATTCATGCGGCAGAACCATAATGAAGAAGTTTCCGATCAAGACACGTCCGCTAGTTGATCGGGTAATAATCAATGTTTCTATACCCACAAGCGCAAACAAAATGACAACACTGTTTGCACCTAAGCCTAAACTGGGTGCCTCTAAACGTCCTAGACTGGTCACATCTAAAAGCTATGCAACTTGGTTGACTGAATGTTCTTTTCTAATCGCTCCAACCATTGGAAGAGTTGACGGACTTCTGTCAATTGAGTTGATAATCCATGGCGGCAGTAGTTGGTCCTATGCAAGGGATCTGGACAACACGCTTAAGCCGACTTTAGACATGCTCCAAAAGCTCAAGATAATTGCGAACGACAACACCAAAGTAATTAGAAAAATTACTCAGCTATTCGTGCCATGCGATGGAAACTCGTATATGACAGTAGTGGTTAAGCGCATGAGTGCCGAAGAGATCCAATCTATTGAAAGCGCTACATTAAAAGCTATAGAATAGATGCGCAGGAATTCAGTCAGGAGAACAGCATGAAAATTAGGGATCGCGTCAAGCAGCTAGTTCGGGTAAAAGCCGGGGACCTAATCCCGAACGAAAAGAACTGGCGTACCCATCCAAAAAAACAACGAGATGCTTTGCAGGGCATACTTGCTGAGATTGGTTATGCCGACGCTTTAATTGCCTATGAAACACCGGCTGGTTTGAAACTAATAGATGGACACTTGCGAGCAGAAACTACACCGGACACAAAAGTTCCGGTCCTAGTTTTAGACGTGACTGAGGAGGAAGCCAGCAAACTCTTGGCAAGCCTTGACCCTATGTCAGCGATGGCCGAGGCTAATCACCAGATTCTTGACGATCTGCTTCGTGACGTGCATACCGAAAGCGAAGCCCTCGCTGGCATGTTGACCGCTTTGCATGAAAAGCATTTGCGCGAGCAGATGAGAGAGATGGGAAAGAACACTGAAGAACAACCGGACGAAGACTTGCCGTCAGATGATTATTCACAGTTTACGATACCATTAACGGCTGGTCAGGAACACGACGTGCGAGAAGCTTTGAAGCTGGCGAAGAAAGTATTCAAAACAGAATCTAGTGGTGAAGCTCTTAGCGCGCTAGTTGAAGACTGGAAGACAATACGGGCGGAGATTAAAAATGGCTAGAAAACGAGAGTATACCGACCAGTCATGCTACGACTTAGCCGTTCAGCGAATGGAAGTCTGCTTCGACAAGTTTGACAAAGTAATCGTTTCTTTCTCTGGTGGGAAAGATTCAACGGCTTGCTTGCAAATAGCATTAGAGGCCGCCAAAAAGAAAAACAAGCTTCCGCTCGAAGTGTTTACATACGACGAAGAAGCGATCCCGCCCGAAACCGTAGAGTACATGGAAAGAGTTTCTAATTGGCCCGAGGTGTCATTCAAATGGTTTTGTGTACCTATACAGCATAGAAACGCTTGCAGTGAAAAGGAACCATACTGGTACACATGGGCGCCCGAAGACAAACATCGCTGGGTTAGAGAGTTGCCTAGCAAGGCTATCACTACGATCCCAAACTTCAAGCGTGGACTTGGCATAGCCGACAGCGTTCCATTATTTTACGGTCCTGAGAATGGAACTATCTGCTGCGTAATGGGCATTAGATGTCAAGAGTCAATGACACGCTACAGGGCAATAGCGTCTAAATCAAAAAAGATTCCTAAGCACATGGAATTTCTAACGCCGTCAGCCGATGCTAAGTGGATAACTAAGGCGTATCCAGTTTATGACTGGGCATCAGAAGACGTGTGGCGCGCCCCGATGATAATGGGGTGGGACTACAACAAAGCCTACGACATCATGGAGAAGTCCGGATTGTCTTTGATGCAGCAAAGATGTGCCCCACCATTTGGCGAGCAGCCTATTCGTGGGTTGCATAAGTTCAAGACCTGCTGGCCAGAACTATGGGGCAAGATGGTTGACAGGGTTGCCGGAGCCGCTACGGCTGCACGATACGCCAATACGGATTTGTATGGATGCGGTCAATCAGATGATCTTCCTGAAGGATCTACTTGGAAACAATTAACGTTTGAATTGCTAAGGAAACTAACAAAAGAGTCTCAACCTGAAGTGGCAAGATCTATTTCCGCTTTGATGGGCGCGCATAGAAGTCGTTCAGGCAACGATCCAATTCCTGATAAAGATCCTCATCCAGTGTCTGGTTTTTGCTGGAGAGACATATGCGTAGTAGCAAGAGTTGGCGGCGACAAGTTTAATAGGATCACTCAAAAGATCGCCAACAAGGCCTTGGCTTATAGAATGAAGAACAACATAAAGCAGTAAGGGTGCAGCATGAGAAGCGATATGCCGATCAGTCATGTGGAATGGGTGCCTCGAGATTCAATCAGGCCGAACGATTACAATCCCAATAAGCAGCCGCCACCAGAACACAGGCTGCTCAAAGTTTCTATTCTGCAAGATGGTTGGACTCAGCCTATCGTAGTGTTTGATGACGGCACCGGTTCAAAGCCTGTCATCGTGGACGGTGAGCATAGGTGGAGAGCGTCTAACAACGATGAAGTCAAAACACTTACTGGCGGCATGGTGCCTATTGTTCGCATCAAGGGCAACTTGCACCACAGGATGATGTCTACAATTCGCCACAATAGGGCTAGAGGCGAGCATCATGTCTTACCTATGGCTGATATCGTGAAAGCATTATTAGAAGCTGGCATCAAGAAAGACGACGTCCAATTCCTGCTCCAGATGGAAGAGGAGGAGGTCGAACGCTTGGCCGAGAAAGCTGGGTTGCCTGAGAAAGTGACCAGAAGTCACGGAGATTTCAATAAGGGGTGGGTGCCAGAATGAGTGTAAGTATTGGTTATGTCAGCGGCAATTTGGACCTGACGAGCTACAGATATCCTACCACGGCGACCATGGTAAAGTCGTCAGACGGATATTCAAACAGTTCCTCAGGCGACACAATCTACGGATATGCCAACAAGCCGTGCGTAATTGTGGCTAACAACAGCCACTACTCTCTCTCTGCTGGAATGTATTTTTGTATACCTGCGCCAATGCAGATTATGCCTTCGCGCCATGGCGATGAGAACGTTGCCCTGATAATCGTACGGCACAATTATCGTGGCATATTCTCGCTTGGTGGCCCTATTGAGGAAAAAGGGCGGCTTAGGTACATTGATAGCTGCTCAGACACATTGCTAATCTCTCCGCCTAGGCTGGGCGATCCTTGCTTGAACTTCCTGCACTTTCCTAAAAACATCTCGCAGACCATGCACACGCATCCAAGCGTTCGCATCGGAGTCATTGCGCGAGGTAGTGGAATATGCAAAACTCCGGACGGGTCGTTCGAACTTAGTCCGGGCATGTTGTGGTTGTTGCCGGAAAATGCGCCTCATGCGTTCTTTACGCAAGATAGCACGATGGACGTAATAGCGTGGCATCCTGACTCAGACACGGGACCTAGTGACGACGATCATCCAATGATCAATAGGACAATCGTCAACGGTGTCTCAGCTAATCAGATCGATTCAATTAGGACTACTGGCGAGATTAGGCGCGACTAAATCCGCACAGGTTTAAACACCTAAAAGAAGGAGGGGTTGTGAGCAGGAGCAAAGTAGCTGACAAGACCATTGCTGCGGCATTGGTCAAGGCTATGGGCAACGTTTCCCTCGCTGCAAGGCACCTCAAGATGGAGCGGACGGGAATTAGTGTTCGCATCTCAAAGAGTTTGTATTTGCAGCAGATTCTGCATGACGCTAGAGAGTCCATGGTTGACAATGCTGAGTCAGCGTTAAATCGGTCCGTGCTGAGTGGTGAAGCTTGGGCGGTCTGCTTTACTCTAAAGACTCAGGGCAAGTCCCGTGGATACATCGAGCGTCAAGAGATTAGGCAGGTAGAATCGATTCAGGTTGAAATAGCGGAGGAGATCGTTGATGCGCATCAAGCGCGTACAGATGCAGCTACACCAAACGCAAGCTGATTTTGCAGCCTGTCAAAAACCGTATAGAGGATTTGTGGGAGGACGTGGCGCAGGGAAAACGTTTATCGGCGCATACGACATGATCAGGCGGTCTACCAGTCCATCAGGGCGCAATCGCCTGTACATGGTAATCGCTCCGACTTACAACGTGTTATCCGACGTCACAATCCGATCATTCAAGCAACTTGCCATTAAGCTGCACTGTTACGACCCTAGTAAAGCTAGGCTCAATCCACCGTCTATGACTATGCCCGGAGGGTCCGAAATACTGTTCCGGTCCGCAGATACTCCGGAACGATTGAGAGGTCCTAACCTGTCAGGCGTATGGATGGACGAGGCGTCCATCATGCACCACGATGCCTATCTGATTGCAATCGGTGGATTGAGAGAGCAGTCTGGTGCTGGTTGGTTATCGGCCACGTTTACGCCCAAGGGACAGGGCCACTGGACATACGAGACGTTTGGCAAGAGTCGTCCGGGCAACGCTCTGTACCACTCAAGCACATATAACAACCCTTTCCTTAGCCCAGATTTTGTTCGCAATCTAGAAGGCGAGTATGTAGGAAAGTTTGCGGAACAAGAACTAAGTGGGATGTTTGTAGACCCGGACGGCAGCGAGTGGCCAGCAGAATACTTTAGCGATGACATCTGGTTTGACGAGTGGCCGTCCACGATTGTCATTAAGACACTTGGCGTGGATCCATCAAAGGGATCAGACGGCAAGAGCGGTGACTACTCAGCTATTGTCAAGTTGGGAAGAGATGCAGACGGAATACTCTATTGCGAGGCAAACCTAGAGCGCAGAAACACTGAGGAAATTGTTAGCGTTGTATTGGAAACACAAGGAAAGTTCCGGGCTGATGGTGTTGCCGTAGAGTCAAACCAGTTTCAACAGTTGCTGGCTGTTCAAATACAGGAACGGGCCAAAGTCGCTGGTATGCCTTGCCCCGTTGTGCAGCTTGTCAATACGGTGTCCAAGCAGGTTCGCATTCGTCGCCTTGGGCCATATCTGGCACAGAAGACAGTACGATTTAAATCGAACAGTATTGGCACTAAGCTCCTCGTCTCACAGTTGCGCGACTTTCCCGCAGGCAAGCATGACGACGGCCCCGATTCGCTTGAAATGGCATTGCGTGTTATGATTGACCTATACAACGGCCGTCACTCAAGAATTGTCAGGAGGGTTGGAGTATGACCACATGGTTTGAGCGACTCTTCGGCAACCGGCCGCAGCAACAATCGCCACGACAAATCCGCGAGAATCTTGAAGAGCAAATCCGCATCAATCACTTGCAGCGCAAGGTCAAACTTGCTGAATCGTATGCCGACTCAGACTATTGGTTGTCGTCCTACGTGGACCTGCTGGCACGCTACAAAGACGGCGGCCAGATGGCCTACCCAATCACTCAGCCTACCGATCGTCGGTACGGTGGGAATTTTCCATTCTGGTACTCGGAGCAGCAACTGTCATTAATTCGTGCTCAGGCACGTCTAATTACGACTATGAGCCCCAATGCTCAGGGACTGGTCAATGGACTCTGCTCATACGTCATCGGTTCTGGATACCAATATGACGTGGTAGAAAAGCCAAACCGTAATGTCCCTGAGAACATCATGATTCGCATCCAAGACACGATTGACAAGTTTATTGAAGAGAACGCATGGTCAGAGATGGAGCAGGAATTGTTTACTCGCTCACGAGAAGACGGCGAATTCTTCCTGCGTCTATTCGCACAAGAAGACGGCAGCACAATGGTGCGAGTTGTCGAGCCTGAGCAAGTATTTATGCCGCCGGGCGGCTCCCTGTACGACTACTCCTACGGCATCAAGACCGACCCTGACGATGTGTGCAACATTGTGGGCTACTCAGTCGCATACGTTGCATCTGCTGGAGAAGATGGATCAAGCAATCCAATGGCCGCAGAGGAAGTGCCAGCAGACGAGATGATCCATATGAAAATCAACGTCAAACGCAATATCAAACGTGGACTCAGTGACTTTTCCTATGACACTCTAGACGCTTTTGCAGTCGCTACAAAGTTGCGAACTAACCTAGGCGAAGGCGCAGCCGTTCAAGCTGCAATCGCTGGTGTGCGGCAGCACGATGCCTCGTCGGTCGGACAGGTTGATACGTTCATCAACTCTTCCTCAGACTACACTCAATACAGTCCGGTCACGCAGAAAGGCACAGACTTTCAGCAGATCAAGTCCGGCACGTTTATGGACATTCCAAAAGGAATGAATTATGTGCCACCACCAGCGGCCGCTAATTCACAAGGGCATCTTGACATTATGCAAGCGTTGCTAAGGTCAGCAGGAAACCGACACAACGCTCCAGAGTGGCTAGTTAGCGCAGACGCTTCAAACAACAATTATGCTTCTAGCATGACCGCAGAGTCGCCATTCCTGCGCCACTGCAAACGGTTACAAAAACTATATGAGCGGACTTTCCTACGGGTAATTCGTGCGGTAATTCAAAACGCCATTGATGCAGGAAAGCTTCCTCAGGCGACCATGAAATACATCGACATTGTGGCAACCGCTCCACAGTTGGAAGTGCAAGACACAGCGGGAACAGCTAATGCCAACCAGACGTATGTAACACTTGGCATCAAGTCCCGTCAAACAGTCGCGCAAGAGTTAGGATTAGATTGGGACACCGAGTTGACTAACCAGCAGGAATACGCTGAGCAACTGGGCAACACCGGTGGCGTAAATCAGTCAGACGATGCAGGCCTAGGCGCCCCTGCTCCAGAACAGCAGCCGGTCGCACCGAGTAACAACGAACCGCCAGAACAGACTGAGGAAACAAGCGACTTTACAATCAGGGATCGCCTGTAATGAATTACGTCTCGTCACGCATAGCGGCCCGACAAGGCATCCTGCGCGTAGACACGCTCGTAAAGTCTGACGAACGCGCAGACATAATTGACAAGAAGATCCGGGGCATATGGAAGAGGATACAAGCCCTGTTAGCTGAGCGACCAATTAATCTCAATACGCAGCACTTGTTAGCGGCATTGTTGGTAGAAATTAACACGGCCGCAATCGCAGGCACCGGTGACACTCTTAGACGTATTGTTAAGCAATCCCGCATCCAGACGGCAAAAGACTTAGTCGGATCGGTCCCCGTTGAGTACATTAATCTTGCACTCGCTGGCAACCGAGCAAACTTATCCAACAGGACAATAGTTCCGGTGACTGAGGCTCGGCGAGCCACTCCTGCTGAACGGGCGCAGATCGAGGCTATGCTCTTGCCAAACGATGACGAGGAAGACGTTAACCGAATCGTCTATTCGCCAACACACGGCGCCAGCTGGGAGCAGAGATTTGCTTCTCAATCGCAACTGGCGCCACCTGCTGTCTTAGCCGCACAAGTTTCGCTGGCATTGCTGCAAGGACAATCTGTTCAACAGTTGACCGCTCAGTTAGCTCCGATAGTTGACAACGTCATGACATCAGCCCGAAGAATTGCAAGGACGGAGTCACTAAGAGCGTCAACTGAGGCGACTCTGGCCATGTACGAGAACCTTGGGCCACTTGTCATCGGTTACCAGATTCACGCAATTCTGGACTGGAGAGTGCGTCCACATCATGCGGCACGGCACGGCACAATCTATTACCGCAATCCAGAACCCGGACAGCCGTCTATGCTTCAAATGCCAAGGCCTCCGATTGAGGAGGACGGAAGTGTTGCCTACAATTGCCGATGTACACTGTCCGCCGTCATGCAGCCCTCCAGAGCCGTAGAAGAAGACCCTGCACTCAAAGCGTTATTTGCAGACGTTGCCGGATCAGTCATTCCTGATCCGCGCACATACGACCGATGGTTTGATCACGCCAGCGAAGCAGAAAGGCGTTGGGCAGTAGGGGCGCGCCGCATGGCGGCAGCACGTCAAAAGTTGCAACCCGGAGAACCACTCAGGTGGGCAGCGATGGTTGACCCACAAACTGGAACACTGTTGCCCCACAACGAAATAGTAGCAGAGACGCCACGACGTAGAGTCGACAGAATCCAACGTGTCAGCGACATTATTGCTGACCGTTCTGAATTGCATCGTCAAATTACCACATACGGGTATCTTCCAACGGAGCCTGTAATAGGTCGCCGTGCAGAGCCTAAAAAGAGGCCGCGCAGGCCGTCAGCCGGAGCACGGTTCGCAGACCTAGTGCGAGTTAAGATGAAGGCTAGACGGGGCAAAAACAGGCGCAGAAGTTGACACGGCTATTGTAATGGAGGTACAAAGTACATATGGCAAGAACCATTCGCACAATCGAGGCAGTCACATCGTCCGCCGCCATGGAAGTGGATCGAGACGAAGGCATCATTCGTGGCGTCAAAATTCTAGGTCTTGTCAGCGACAACAACCGCAAGTATCTGCCCGAAGCAGTACGAAAAGCCAAAAGCCTGTATGAAGGCATCAAGGTAAACATCAATCATCCGGCTGAGTCGGGCGACGTTCGCAACGCAGAAGATCGTTTTGGCAAACTGATTAACGTCAAGTATGTCGAAGGCGAAGGGCTTTACGGCGACCTGATGTTTCTCAAGTCGCACCCGATGGCTGAACGTATCTGCGAGGCAGCAGAACGCAACGACATGAACGACACGTTTGGCCTATCCCACAATGCGCAAGGCGACGGGCAAGAGGACGATCAAGGTTGTTTCGTCGTAAGCTCAATCGTGGAAGTTCGCCACGTAGATTTAGTCGCAGATCCTGCCACAACAAAGTCATTACGCGAGGCGCGCACACGCATGAAAGCTAACAATAGATCTATTAAAGAAGCAGAGGAAAAACTTACCAAGCTTCAAATTCATTCTAGAAGGATGAAGAACGATCCTGCGTTTAGAGCTGCTCAGCAAAAGATGTCAAGAGATGCAGAAGCCGAAACTGCTGCACAAATAATGGCTCAAAAGAAACGAGAAAGAGAAGGCGGTGGATATCAAGCCGAAATCTTTTTGAATGGTAGGCCTTACAAAGATTCTCGAATTCTTAAGAGCAAAGCAGAAGCGGAAAAGTATGGAAAGATGTATGAGAAAGAAGAGTCCGATGTCGGTCAAAAATACACCTACAAAGTCAAGAAAGTTGACGTTTATGGGTACACAGTAAAAGAGTCAGACGGCCAAGAAGAGGAGCCGATTGCAGACGAGGAGATGGCTGAGGCTAGTAATCAATCAGTCTATCCACCCAAACTATTGGATTTGCTCAAGCAAATTGCTACAAGCAATGCATCCCCACAGCACAAAAAATCTGCTATTGATGCCTTAATCAAGCAGTACGAATCAAAGCTGAAAGAGTCAGACGGTCAAGAGGGAGAAGACATGGACGACGAAAAAGAAATAATGACTGAGGCTACAAACTTTGATGATAAGCAATTAGATTGGATCAGGAAAAACGTTTACGATGCGTCTAAAATGGGCAAGGTTAAAACGCTTGCTAAGACTGCTCAAGCAGCTATCTCCGAAATTAACAAATGGCTTATGGGAGCGAATCAAAATCATTCTGGCCCCAAAACGGCCGCAACTTTTGGTCATTATCGTGACGCATTAACTTCTGTTCCAGTCAATTCTACATTGTCCGATTTGGCAAACTTAGATCCAAGCAAATATATTAACAATGACGCGTTTTCTGAATCTAAGATGAGAGAAGCCGAAGACGTAGATGACGAAGACGAAATGATGACCGAAGCTGACGATATGCCCGTGGATGATCCTTCGGAAGAAGAGATGACTGAAGCGGGTGATTCCGGCAAGCAAGAGTACGCTGCCAAGGTTAAGCCGTTGGTCCAAAAGGCAGACAGCCTAGCTTCTGAGGCTAGGCAGAAGTTGCATGATGCTTCAGTGATAGTGTCGAATTTGAGCAGCCATGTTTCCGGAAAACAATTAAAGAAGTATTTGAATTCTATTGCCAACTTGCTGTCGGATTCAAAACAAAAGTGTTTTGACGCCGAAAAATTTTTGTCTGCAGCCGCATCAGGCAATTGGGATATTGATGAGTCAATAAACGACGAAGATGAAATGATGCCTAAAGCCGACGATATGCCCGTGGAGGATCCTTCGGAAGAAGAGATGACTGAGGCGATCAGCTTACCAGACAAGCAAGAGGCAAGGGATTTTATCAACCAAAGTAGTTTGGCTCTTCACAAGCTCATGAAAATGCTTAAAGGTGTCGAGGCCGATGAAGATAGTGCTAAGGCGAAACAAGCAATCAAAACAATAGGTAGCACAACCGACAAAATTATAAAGGAACTAAGTAGCTTAGACGCTCAATTGCAAGCTGCAAGTGCTATAAAAGAATCAGAAGATGACACTGAGGACGATATGCCAATGGACGAAACCGACGACGAATTGGCAATTGAAGCAGAAGACGACTACACCGAAGAAGAGTACTCAGACGACGAGGACAAAATGGCCATGGAAAGCAAGAGACGATTACAGCAGTTTTGCAAAACCAATGGGGTTGTGCTGACTGAAGGATTATTGAAGGACTTGAAACCATTGACTGAGGCAGCGCAAAAGCGTTGTATTTTGCGCATCAAACTGGCCTCTAAAGCGCGCAAACCAAAGTCGTCTGGTAGCATGATGCCAATGACGGAAAGCAAAGTTCACACTGGCGACAACGTATTCAACTGGCTCAGATCTTAAGGAGTAACTAATGGGCAGCACTTTTGGCGGAAGACGGTTCGTTCTACCATCGGGCATTACGACCACTGTTTTGAATGTTCCGGTTTCGACTCAGATTAGCA